GCCCCCTCGGGGGCCTCGAACATCAGTGATGGTGTTCTCATACCATTGAGATAGACAGTGTATATATGTGGTTTCCCACATCTATTTCAATTTGCAGAGGAAAGGTAGCTAATTCCATGACTTTTGATCAGAGAATCCGAGCGCGTGTACATGTTGCGCCGCAGCCTGGTAACATTTTCCTTGGTGGAGAAGTTTATCAGAATGTGGTTAACAACAGGTACGACGGGACTTGGAATTTGGCTGCAATTCAAAATCCGCAGCATTTCCAACCTCAAAACCTCTTAGTAGATGCCCAAATTACTGCTGACTCGCTACACCAGAGAACCTGGTCTAAGCGGGCAAACAGTAAGCAGGGCTACTATACAGGCGGAGGGTTCCGTAGCATTCGGGCTCGCTGTAACTATGACCCTTGTGGGGTCATTCGTCTGGGTGTCCATCCGACCAATATTTACGGTTTAGGATGGTTGTGCGGCTTAAAACCGCCAAGCGAAGATGTATGGCAAATGGGGACTGATTTCTCAGTTCCCTTAAGCTTGTCGTCAACGCAATTCCCGGACATGCATGGGTGGGGTCAGAAGGCTTACAATAAAGCTAAGCCGAAGATCCAGAAGTGGAATGGTTTTGTCTTCTTTGCAGAAGCAAAAGATATTCCGGTGATGTTGAAGACATCTGCCTCCGTTTTCAAGGACTCTTGGGAGCTCCTGTTGAAGGATGCTTACTCAAGCCCTTGGTTTCGAAAGCAGCAAGCTTCTGAAGCCTGGAAGATGCTCCCTAGGGAAGCATCAGACCATTACATTAATCACCAGTTTGGCTGGAGACCCTTCTTAAACGACTTGACCAATTTAGATAGGTTGATGTCGAGTGCTCGTGCTGAGATAGACAAGCTTGTCCGTCACAACAATGAGCCAAGAAGGAGTCGTGTGACCCTCTTAGACGAAACAACGACCAACGTGATTTCTCAACATGGCGGGTACTGGGAGCCATACTTTGCGCTCCCTTGTTACCCGGTCCAGTTGGGAAGTTGGTTCTTCCGAGCACCGCCGACCTGGGAGGTGCGTGATGAAGTCACCACGCACATCTGGGGAAGTGGCCGGTTTAAGTTTTATCGTCCTGAATTTGATGCATCTCTAGCTGAGTTCAACTCAGCGTGGAATCGCGTGCAACAGTACCTTCAGGTATATGGCGTACGCGTAAACCCATCAAATCTGTACAAAGCTACCCCTTGGTCATGGGCTGTCGACTGGTGTGTCGATGTCGGTTCGTTCTTTGAAGCCGTCAATGATGCATGGGTTGATTCTGTAGTCTGTGACTACTTCTATGTCATGCAACACCAAGTCCGGCGTCGTGTTGTGGAAGTTTATCTTCCATTTTACGACGGAGACGTAAGTGTCGCTTGGTCTCGAGACATCGAGACAAAGCAGCGTGACAAAGTTGAATCTCCATACGGTTTTGACCTGACTTGGGACGATTTGAGCCCACGTCAACTTTCAATCGCTGCGGCTTTAGGTCTCTCAAAAAGCAGACCTAGCGCCGCTGGCGGCTGAATATCTGCAGTGTACTTCTGCAAGCCAATCACTCTAGAGCAGAGTGCCGGCCCGTATACTGTTTAACCGCTCGTTTCATAGCGAAAGTCGGCTCCACGCCGTGACCTCGAAAGAGGCTAGCGTGAAACGGGCATTGCTCATACTTTGAGGAGGTCAACCTTGTTTACGGACCCCATAACCATTACTATCAATGCAGTTGCCAACGACTTGCCCCGGGTGGAGCAAGCCGGTAAGAAATCCGTCTATCAAAAATCAGATGGATCTCTTATTCTCACTTTGTCGCACCAGGCAATGGGTTCTAACCGAACCCGAGGCCTAACGCGATTAGATGAGAGGTTGATTGTCACTGACCCATTGACTTCGGTCAATGACTATGAGACAGCAACCGTATTTACCGTAATTGAGAGACCTTTATACGGTTTTTCGGTTACGCAGATACAGCAACTGGTGGCAGGCCATGTGGCCTTCCTTACAAACGCTAACGTCGCCAAGCTCTATGGACAGGAGTCCTAGTGGCTAGTGACATATGCGGAAGTGCTGGTTATGCCGGTGCTTCCAAGCATCGGTGGTCTACTGACGAGGCTTAGTAGCTTTCCCCCTTAAAGTCTTCGCGACTAGGAGGTGGCTGTAAATGCCTAACGTAAGTGACTGGTACTTAGAGTACATAGTGGCTATCTATCAAGATGGTACTATGAAGTGTTCAGCTGATGTTCATGATTTGCGTGACCTCGATACTCTGAGGTCACGAGTTGAAGCCGAAGGGCTTTCGTTTCTTACGATTACCCTACCGGACTTCGCCCGAGAATTCGAAAAATCTCTCGAGCGAGGTTTTATTGACTCCGCATCGTTTCCACGCTGGAAGCGAGTCCGCGATGGAGCGATCCCTGCATTCTTGCAAGGAGCGCTCGGTCAAATCTTCAACAGAACTACAGGAGAAATAATCGATGTTGAATCCCCCAAACCTGGAGGTCCTCCAGACGATACTCCTACTATTGTTGAAGCTGTACGGCAGTTATGCCTTAGCTTCAAAAAGTTGGAAGTTGAGTGTACCCCTAAAAGGGTCCACGCCGCTCTGGAAAACTTCAAGTCGGTTGAGTACAACCTTAAAACGTTTTCAGTTCCGGATGAGGATGCAGCCAGGTTTCTGGCTGTTTCTCATGTGCTCTGGCATAATTTGGTTGCTCCTTTGGGAGTTACCGAGTTACTGCCGCGGCATGGGCCCGGAGCTACTGCTGAGGGTGTTTCTGGAAACCAGAAATATTCTTGGCAGTATTGGTTCCAACGTCTCGAGCCTTACTTTCCTCTGGTCGGTTCAGCGTACCCTTTAGGGGTGTGCGACCGATCTTCTGGCAGGTTGCCAGTTCGAGAGGAGCTCGAAGTAGTAAACGTTGTAGGCCAGGACGATGAATTCCCTGTAAGGGTAGTCACCGTCCCGAAAACTTTAAAGGCTCCCAGGATCATTGCTATCGAGCCTGCATGCATGCAATATGCACAACAGGCGCTTAGAGACTTGCTTTACAGCAAGATCAACGAGTATTGGCTAACGAAAGGTCACATTAATTTTAGTGATCAATCGGTAAACCAACGTTTAGCATTAGAGTCGTCTGTGACAGGTCGGTTAGCCACAATCGATCTTTCCGATGCTAGTGACAGGGTTCCCTTGAACCTAGCTTTGGCGATGTTTAGTGGTAATCAGGATCTTCTTGATGCCATTGAATCATGTCGCTCACGACAGGCAGAACTTCCTTCTGGAGAGCTTATCGCTCCCCTCGCGAAGTTTGCCTCAATGGGCAGTGCTCTTTGTTTTCCAATTGAAGCCATGTACTTCTACACTATATGTGTAGCGGCTTTGTTGGATGACAGTGGTTTCTCCTATTCTCCCGGTAACATTTTCCGCGTTACCCGAGATATTTACGTCTATGGGGATGATATATTGGTCCCCACTGACAAGGCTGATGTTGTTCTCGCTTACCTACATAAGTACAACTGTAAGGTAAATCCCAACAAGACTTTCAAGAGCGGAAGCTTTCGAGAGTCTTGTGGAGTAGATGCATATAAGGGCTATGCGGTTCAACCCGTATATATCCGGCATGTACTACCTGAGAACAAGCGGGATGCCATTTCGTTAGTCTCGCATGTCTCCTGCGCCAATCGGTTTTATTTGAAAGGCTACTGGAGAACTGCCGACTTGATCTGGAAAAAGATTGAGCGCCTCATAGGTATTGTACCATATGGGGGTGAATTGATGGAAGGCATTTTTCGCATATCCCACCTTGGTTACCGTTCCGTCGCGAGATGGAACAGTGACCTTTATCGTTTTGAAGTAAAGACGAAGGTGCCTTCGCCAGTCTATCGCACTGATAGGTTGGATGGGTATGCTGCTCTGTCTAAGAGCTTATCCTTACTAGAGAGGCCTAACAGCGAGTTTCATGCTCGTTGGAGCGTCGTCGATAAAATCGATGATGCTTTGCGACTCACGACTGAGGATCCGCTACATTTAGAGCGTTCCGTAGTGCGCGGTCTACTCAC